GAGGGTGCGCTCGTGCCGTACGGCGACGAGGACCGCGTCCACGAGATCGCGCACAAGGCCCGGGCCGGCGTGCCGTACGAGGCCTCCATCGACTTCGGCGGCGATGGGATCGTGCTGCAAGAGGTGGGCAACGGCGCATCGGTCCAGGTCAACGGTTACACGTTCGACGGGCCGGGCGTGGTGATTCGGCAGTGGCTGCTCCGCGGCGTGGCGATCTGTCCGTACGGGGCGGACGCCAACACGCGGACGGAGCTGGCGGCTTCGGACAACGTACCAATCAGATTTACCCAAGGGAGGGAGGACGGCATGCCCGCTAACCAAACCGACAAACAGGAGGCGCGGAGCGTCCTGTCGCGCCTTGCCAAGCTGTTCGGCCTCGACGGCGAGTCGACGCCGGAGAACGAACCCGAAAAGCCGGCCGAGCAGTTCGACGCGGGGAAACCCGATCCGCCGGAAAAGCCGGCCGAGCAGCTCAGCACGGAGAACTCCGATGCGACCGCCGACACCGAGGCCGCCAAGCCCCACGGTTCCTCCCAGGCCGGTGCACATCCTGGCCAACGGTTTGTGGACGCCTTCGGGGACAAGGGCGGCCGCTGGTTCGCCGAAGGACTCAGCTTCGAAGATGCCCAAGCCCGGCATATCGCTGAGCTTGAGGACCAGATCGCGGCGTTGACCAAGAAGCTCGATGCCGTCGATCGGGGCGAGGAGGAGCCGGCGGAGTTCGGCTCGGGCGAGGCGGATGAATCGGAACCCGGCACCGCGGAGAAGGCGAATTTCGGCGCGCTCTCCGGCCTGGTGGCGTTCAACCAGGACAAGCTCGGCAAGTAGTCTTCGTCGCCTTCGTGGCCTTCTGTTCGCGTTACAGAAGGAAACAAAGCGCACGAAGAGGACCATCGCGGAACAGAGAAGAGGAGCAAAACCATGTCCATGCCCACGCTGCTGGACGTCGTGAAGAGAAACGGCACCGACCCAGTCGTCGGGCTGATCGAAGAGGCCTCGAAGGCCACCCCCGAGGTGATGCTCGGCGCGGCCCGGACGATCAACGGGCTCAACTACAAGACGCGCGTGCGCACAAGCCTGCCGACCGTCGGCTTCCGCCAGGTCAACCAGGGCACGGCGGTGTCGAAAAGCGGGATCGAGCAGCGCTTGATCGAGTGCTTCCTGATGAACCCGCCCTTCCAGGTGGACAAGGCGGCGGCCGACGCGGCCGAGGACGGCGCGGCGGCCTACCTGGCCGAAGAGGCCCTCGGAATCACGCAGGCGGCCTTCCAGACGCTGGGCGTCGCCTGCTTCTACGGCGCCGACGCCAACTTCGGGAAGACCGACGCCTTCCCGGGGTTCTTGCAGTCGTACGACTCGACGAACATGGTCGTCGACGCCGGCGGGACGACGGGCGACACGGCCTCGAGCGTGTGGCTGGTGCGGTGGGGCGTGCAGGACGCCCGCTGGGTGTTGGGCGAGGGCGGACGGGCCGAGGTGACCGATCCCAAGGAAGTCGTCCTCTACGACGCCAGCAGCAACCCGTACGATGGCTACCACCAGAGCCTCTACCTGCGCCCCGGGCTGCAGGTGGGCTCGGTCTACTCGCTCTGCCGGATCAAGAAGCTTACCGAGGATTCCGGCAAGGGCCTGACCGACGCCCTGATCGACAAGGCGATGGAGAAGTTCCCCGCCGGCCGGCCGCCCACGATGGCGTTTATGACCAGGCGATCGCGGCGGCAGTGGAAGAACAGCCGCACGGCGACGTCGCCGACCGGCAGCCCCGCCCCGTGGCCCGACACGATCGATGGCCCGGAAGGCCCCATCCCCGTCCATACGACCGACTCGATTTCGAACGTCGAAGCGCTGACGCTGTAGCGGTCGGCCGACCATCGACGGGGACGTCGAGAGGATCCAACTGAAACCATAACCGAGGAGAAGACCATGGATCGCGCCCAACACAACGTCAAAGACGCGAGCCTTTCGGAAAGCAAGGCCCTGGGCACGGCCGACGGGACCGTGCAGACGACCGGGTTCGACCTGGGCGCGCTCTCCGCACGCGGGGCCCGGCTCGAGGATTGCGAGCTGGAGATCTCGGCGCCGGTGCTGACGACGACCGAGCTGCCGGACGCGGATACGTGCACCTACAGCGTGGAAAGCGACGACAACAGCAGTTTCAGCTCCGCCAAAATCGTCGCCGACAAGGTGCTGGTGCAGACCGGGGCCGGCGCCGCGGGGGCCGCGGCCGCCAAGGCGCGGTTCAGGCTGCCGAGCGACTGCGAGCAGTACGTCCGCGTCAAGGCCGTGCTGGCTGGCGGGACGGGCGACTGCTCGGGCAAGTCGATGGTCGTGTCGGTCTTGTTCTGAGTGGGGAGTCGGGAGTTGAAAGCAGGCCCCGGCCAGGTTGCATCGACGCGTGCGTCGGTGGCGGCCGCCAGAGGTAGGTGAAGCAATGGGCAACGGCAACGGCACTCGAAAGCGCTGGCTCGTGAGCACGGCGATCGCACTCGTCGGGGCGGCGGCCGTGGTGCTCGGCTCGGTGTGGGCGCTTTCGGCCGACCGGGCCGGCGAGACGAAGGACGTCGAGACGAACACCCGCGCGATCGCGGACCATGAAAACCGGCTCCGGTCGATGGAGACGCAGATCACCGAGATCCGGACGGACGTCCGCTGGATCCGCCAGACGATGGAGGACTCGCGATGACGTGGCGCGGTGCGATCGCCCAGGCGTTGGTGACGGCGCGCGAGTCGGCAGGGCTCGACGTCGTCGTGGTCGCCGACGGGCATCGTATCCCGCTCAAGGCGATCCGTAGCGACGCGGAGGTCGAGGAGGTCCGCGCCGACGGGACGGTGGTCGCGTCGAAGACGGTCGACTGGATCGTCCAGGCCGAGGACCTGGTGGTCCACGGGGACCGGGTGCGACCGCAGCGGGGGTACCAGGTCGAGCAGGTCGTTGGCGGGAAGACCAAGATCTTCGCGATGATGCCGGCCGGCGGCGACGAGTGCTACGAGCCGGTGGGGCCGGATGAGACGGCATTTCGGATCCACACGAAGCTGGTGAAGGAGAGGTGATGGGAACCAGCCTGACGAAGGCGGTGGCCGAAGCGGTCAAAGAGTCGCTTAACGGCGGCTCGTTCAGTCAACAGTTCACGGCCGACCGGCGGTGGAAGGCCAGCTTCGAGCTGGAGGAGCTCGAGGAGCTGAAGGTGGTCGTGTCGCCCGGGCCGCTCTCGATCCAGGTCTACGATCGCGGCGCCGACGACGAGCGGCGGTTCGTGCACGTGGCCGTCCTGAAACAGGTCGACGTCGACAAGCGGGGCGAACCGCAGGACGAGGACACGGATCCGCTCGTCGAGCTCCTGGAGGAGTTTTTGCCGCATTTCCGCGGCGCGAAGCTGACCGTCTCGCCGACGGGCGGAAACCGCACGGCCTGGTGCATCGAGCGGGGCCTGGTCACACCGTCGGCGTCGATCATCGACGAGAAACACCTCGACGACCAAAACACGTTCGTGGCCGTTTTGCGGCTCGGGTTTCGGATGCTGGATTGATGTTGGAAGTGAAGACCAGGATCGAATCGAATTTCCCGCGCGTGAAAAGGCGCGCGCGGGACGGCCACGTCCGCAGCCTGGGGCACGCCGCGGCGACCGTCCGGCAGGCGGCGAGGCGGTTGATCCGGGTACGGAAGAGGCCGTCGCGACCTGGGCAGCCGCCGAGCACCCGGGGGAGACGCAAGCTCAAAAACGCGATCCTCTACGCCGTCAATCGGCAGTTGCGGAAGGCGATCGTGGGACCGAGCTACTCGCGCATCGGCCTTGCCGGCGCGGAACACGAACGCGGCGGCCGGTGGCGAGAGGAGACGTTTCAGGCACGGCCGTTCATGCGGCCGGCCCTCGAAAAAACCAAACCGCGGCTGGTCCGTCACTGGGCCGGCGCGCTCGTTCCGTAAGAGGAGTGAATCATGGCAGCGACCGGAGTCCAAAAGATCTGGCTCGACGGGGAGTTCAAGTTCGGCACCAAGGGAACCCAGGGCGGCACGCTCTCAAACAACGTCAAGGACGTGGCGCTCAGCGTGTCGGGCAAGACGACGTCGACCACCAGCCGCAACGCCAAGAACCACAAGATGGAGACGGAGAAGGTGATCCTCAACGAGGTCACGCTCTCCTTCAAGGTGCCCAACCGGACGGGCGACCCACTCGTCGCGGCGCTGCAGGCGGCCGTGGCCGCCGCCGACATGATCGCCATCTATGCGATCGACTCCGCGAGCGGGAAAGGAGCGGACGCGGACTTCTACATCATCGAGATGAGCGAGAGCGGCGACGCCTCGGAGTACTCGGTCAAGACCTCCAAACCGTCCGACGAGCTGCGGGATCCGGCGCTGTTCGCGTAACCTCGATCGCCGCCGACGAACCTGACGCAAACCGCAAGAAGGAACCAAACCATGTCCCTGAAGGGTACCATCCGGATCTCCGGCTCGATGGGCGGGTTGTCGATCGAGACGACCGTCACCCGCGAAGGATCGGGCGGCGTCCCGCCGCAGGAGAAGAGCCTGCCCAAGGCCGACGCCGGCACGCTGTCGACGCGCACGAACGACACCGACGGCACGCTCACGCTGGCCAGCGGGCACGGCGTGGCCACGGGCAACAAGATCGACATCTTCTGGACCGACGCGAACGGCAACCTCAAGTGCGCGTACGGCGCGACCGTGGGGACCGTCGCCGGCAACTCGGTCCCCTTCACC